CTAATAGAAAAAAAGGACAGCCCCCTAAACATTTATGGAGAGAAGTTAATTTACAACCACAAGAAAATAGAGCTATAATGTTTAACTCTTGGTTATGGCATACGGTTGAACCTAACCAATCTAATGAAGACAGGATATCTGTTAGTTTTAATTTTTTACAAAGCGGTTTTGATAATAATGTTTAATAAATATCAAGTAATTAAAGGTGCACTTAACTACGAGTTAGCTAATTTTATATTTAACTATTTCCTACTTAAAAGAGATGCTGTCGATTATATGTATAAAAATAATATAATTTATGACACAGGTATGTGGGGAACATGGTCAGACAGGCAAGTTATGGATACTTATTCTCATTATTCAGATCAAGTTATGGAAACACTCTTAATGAAAATGCTTCCGGTAATGAAAAAAGAGACCGGATTAGATCTTATTCCAACTTATTCATACTCAAGAATATATAAAAATGGTGATATTTTAAGAAGACATAAAGACAGACCTAGTTGTGAGATATCAACTACCCTCAATTTAGGGGGTGAGCCTTGGCCTATATTTATAGATGGTACAGGTGCTGACTCTGTTATCGATGAATACAAAAATATACATAAACCTAACGCTCCTCCAGGCACAAAAGTCCTACTTGATGTTGGCGATATGCTAGTATATAGTGGATGCGAATTAGAGCATTGGAGAGAACCGTTTGAAGGTAATACTTGCGCACAAGTGTTTCTTCATTATAACCATGTAAATGGTCCTTTTGCTGAAAAGAATAGGTTCGACAAAAGGCCGATGTTAGGTCTTCCTTCATTTGGGAAGGCATAATATTATGGAGTTATATGTTACAAAAATTAGGTTTTTTACCTGGATTCAATAAACAAGTCACACCTACAGGTGCAGAGTCTCAATGGACACAAGGAGAGAATGTTCGTTTTAGATATGGAACACCTGAAAAAATAGGTGGTTGGAGTCAATTAGGGGAAAGTAAATTAACAGGGGTTGTTAGAGGGCTTCATCATTTTGTTAATAAAGATTCAATTAAATACGCTGCCGTAGGAACTAATAGAATTTTATATGCATACACAGGTGGAGTTTATTATGACATTCACCCTTTAGTTAATCCATCAGGTACAGCTATTACTAATGCATTTAGTACAACTAATGGTCAAAAAGTTGTAACAATCACGGCTTCGTCTCATGGCTTTCAAGCTGGTGACATTTGTTTATTTGGCGACTCATCAACCTTCAGTGCAATAACAGATTCTGATTATGACGCGACAACTTTTTGTGATAAAAAATTTATGGTTACTGAAGTTGTTGATACAGATAATTTTAAAATTACAGTAGAAAATAATGAAACAGGAAGTGGTGCTACTACTTCTGGAGGTATTACTTATTATAGATACTATCACGTAGGTCCAGCTGAACAGATAGGAGCTTATGGTTTTGGTATATCATTATATGGTGGTAAAGTTTTAGGTTCAACTACAACTACTTTAAATGGAGCATTATTAAATGATACTGCTGGTACAGGTGGATCAGGAACTACAATTAATGTGGCAAGCACCACAGGTTTTCCATCATCAGGTACAAATTATTTTCAAGTAGGAACTGAAGAAATTTCTTATACAGGTGTAACAGCTACAAGTTTTACAGGAATTACAAGAGCAGTAAGAAACTCTACACGAGCGGCTCACTCAAATGGCGCAACAGTTACTAACACATCTAGCTGGACTGGATGGGGTTCTGCTGCAGCTAACACAGATAAAGTAACTGACCCAGGTCTTTGGTCATTAGATAACTTAGGTTCAAAACTCATTGCTCTAATTCATAACAGTGCAGTATTTGAATGGGATGCTGATGCAACTAATGCTACATCCAACAGAGCTACCGTTATCTCTGGTGCACCTACTGCATCCAGAGATATGTTAGTTTCAACTCCCGATCGTCACTTAGTTTTATTTGGAACTGAAACAACTATTGGAACTACATCATCGCAAGATGATATGTTTATAAGATTCTCGGACCAAGAAGATATAAATACATGGGCACCAACAGCAACCAATACCGCTGGTACACAAAGACTGGCCGCCGGATCACGGATCATGGGAGCTAAACTTGGTAGAAATGCAATATACATTTGGACTGATACATCTTTATTTACCATGAGGTTTGTTGGTCAACCTTTTACATTTGCTTATGAACAGGTGGGAACTAACTGTGGATTGATTGGTATGAATGCAGCAGCTGAAGTTGATGGCGCTGCTTACTGGATGTCTGATAATGGTTTCTTTAGATTTACTGGTAAACTAGAATCTATGGACTGTTTAGTTGAAGACTATGTTTATGATGATTTAAATACAACATCTAATCAATTAATATATTGTGGAATCAATAACCTATTCGGAGAAGTTATGTGGTTCTATCCAACATCTACATCAAACGTTGTAGATAGATCCGTTGTTTATAGTTATTTAGATTCAACTCCACAAAGACCTATTTGGTATACTAATGCAAGTACTATATTCAGAAGAACTACATGGGCTGACTCAGCTGTATTTGGTTTACCTCATGCATCAGAATACGATGCAGGTACTGATACATCTTTTGATGTTTATGGAAACACAGATGGTATTAGTTATTATTTTGAACATGAAACAGGAGTAAACTATATTAAAAATGCTACAACATATGCCGTACCTGCTAACATTACTTCAGGTGATTATGATATTACTCAAAAAATTGTTAGAGGTGCAGCTACTTCTATGGCTGATTTAAGAGGAGATGGAGAAAACATTATGAGAGTAAGTAGAATCATTCCCGACTATATTACTCAACAAGGAACTACTATTATTCAATTAGATTTAAGAGACTATCCAAATGATACTGCAGCTAGTTCTTCTTTAGGGCCATTTAGTACGACATCTAGCACTAAAAAGATTGATACAAGAGCAAGAGCCAGAGCTATTGCTTTAACTTTATCATGCACAGCTCTAGATAGTAATTGGAAATTGGGCACTTTTAGGTTAGATATACAAGCTGGAGGAAGAAGATAATGCCGTTTAAATCAGAAGCACAAAGAAGATATTTATTTGCTAACGAGCCAGAGATCGCAAGAGACTGGACTGATACCTATGGAAGTAGAATTCAAAAAGCTAATGGTGGGATAATGGACGTAGCAATGCAGGGTGGTGGGCCTAATTATCTAGGTGAACAACCAATGGTTAATGCACCTAAGTATTGGCAGTCTTCTCCTGATCATGAACCAGCAGAACTTGCTTATATTACAGATGAAGAAAAAGATATTTTAATTGACTTAGATATTTATGGTTCATTACAAGGAAGTCCTAACAGAGGACCATCAGGTATTATGTCATTACAAGGGGATCTTGGTGGATGGAGTAGTGGGAGCGGGGGTAGTAGCCCGGGAGAAGGAGGACCACGGGGGAATGATTACAAATCTAGAGATTACTACAACACGATGACTGGCACAGGAACAACAGCTACATCATCGGGTGGAGATACCGTGAGATCTAAAAACATTGCTAAAGGTGCAGTACCTGAATATGTAACAGTTAATCCATTTACAAGTGATCAAAGAACTAAATACGTAGGTTCTAAATATAAATCTACTGGTCAACCAGGATTTTTTTCAGGTTTATTTAGTAGAACTCCAGGATATAGAGGAACGTACGGAACAGGTGCAGGATTTTTTGACAGAAAAAATACTATTAATTATGACCCTATTAATCAAAGATATCAATCTTTTGATCCAAGAGTTGGTAATGTTAAACCAGGAATGGGCGGAAGAATTTTAGGAGGACTTGCAAGTCTGGTGACTGGTGTCCCGTTTGTAGGTGGTGCGATTGGACACGCTATTGATTATGGTAAAGGTATATTTGGTCCTAAAACAATAGACATGTCTCAATATAATAATCTGGGTTTATATGATGATAGAATGAAACAAAAAGCATTTTACGATGATGCTTTATATTCAGATAATTATTCTGATATGACACTACCCGGGTCTACTTTTACAGATGTTGAAGAAACTATAAATGAAGATGGCGATACTTATGAAAAAGCCGTGAGTAAAGGGACTTTTGATGGAAGCAAAGAAGAATTTAATGATGTTTATGAAGAGGGCATGTACGCCTAATGGCCAAGATAGTTCAATCATTAACCAGAGCAAGCAATGAGTATGAAGCAGACGTAGCACAATCTTTAGTTAGAGATTTAGATGCCGTCTTAGAAAAATTAAACACTACATTTCAAGAAGAATTAAAACAGGAGATAGAAGCTAGAAGTTTCTTTTTAGATTAATGGCAGTAGTAAACCAATATAAATTTGTAGGTATAGATAACAGTACAAGTGGTAGTGCACTTACACCATTAGGATCAGGTGTTCCTGCAGTTAATGAAACTATAGTTATTAAATCTATACTTGTTACATCAGCTGGTACACCTAGTGTAACTGTTTTAAATAATAGCATTACAGCTATTAAATCTGTAGCTTTAACAGCTAATCAAACAAAAGAATTATTAACCCAACCGCTAATAGTAGAAGGTGGAAAAACTTTTACGGTACAATCAAGCACTTCTGATTCGTTTGATGTAGCTATTAGCTATCTAAACATTAAGAAAGAGGTAACAACATAATGA